GTGCTGGTATAGCTCTTGATCGCGTCTGCAAGATCACCAGCGCCATCATCGTCTCGAGAGGAGGCGCGCAGGGCTTCGAAGGCCGTTGCCTGGGCCGTAACCACGCCGTCGAGTTCAGTGATCTCGGCGGTGTTGGTCGCCACCTGCTGGGCAAGTCCTTTGGCGGTTTCCACGGTTTGACCCACGTCGAGCCAGTAGAGCGGATTCGGCGGCGGCATATTGACCGGCACCGGCCCGGTCGCCTGATAGATGCGCTTGCCCTGCACGACTAGGTCGTACTCTTCGTATGTATCGTCGGGGTTGTAACCCTTCAGCCCATCGAGCGCGTCGATCTGCTCCTGCAAGCCTGGGATTTTGTCGATTTGGTCGACGATGTCCTGTCCCAACTCTGTGCGACCAATCTTCCCTGCAAGCGCCGCTAGGTATGCCGAAACATCGTTTGAGGTCTGAGCCGGCACATATAGAAAGGAGCTTTTCCCGTAGGCGTTCGATGAGCGGATGAAGTAGTAGTAGTTGGTCCAGAACCCCAGCCCGTTGTGGGTGAAGGTCAGGCCTTGCCCCAGATATTCGGCATCAGCAGAAGTCGCCGTTGGCGAAGTGCTGAAGAAGTATTCGTAAGTCCCTCCGTTCAGGCCGTTTTGTGAATTGCTTGGGATTAGCACGATGCTGTCGATCGAGGACTGCACTACGCAGCTTTCTGGAATTGGAGGTCCGTTGATGCTGACGGTGATCGTCGCCTCGCCGGAGCGCGCCATCGGCCCAACCGCCGCTACGCTCATTGTGTAGTTGCCAGACGGCAGGCCGTTGATGGCGATCTCCGTCGAGGTGGCCGGAACGTTGTGCGACTGCACCGCGGTAGCGCCCTGCCGAACGATGACGATGTATTCCTTTACGATTCCCGTCGGCGGCAGCCACGACAGCACGCCCTGAGTTACCTCGGCGGTGGTGTCCTGCGTCCATGTGACCGCACTCGGCGTACCGAGACCGCCGGCCGGCAGATTGATGAATCCGATCGGGTTGTACGGCTGGCCCACCGCATCATCGAAGATCGCCGCCTCGTACTGTTTGACCTGGACTGTGCAGCCTTCGCTGTCGCCCATGGACCAGTCCGAAACGATGAACTCGCCCAGGATGTTCAGCGACGGCAAGTTGACCCGCACCACGCGCCCCGGCCGGCAGTTGTAGCCGGCGAAGTTCATCGGAATGCTGATTGCCCCACCCGCGCGCCGCCGGCGCAACTCCATGTTCGCCAGGCGCTGGGCCTGGTACGGATCGGTGACATAGGAATAGGTCAGCGTTTCCGCTGCCTCTCCGCCGTCCTCGCCGATCCATTCGGCGACACTTACCTCGGGGTAGTCGGTTTCCGTCCACGATTGCGACGGGTCAATGAACGTACCCCGGACGGTGTTGATCGCCGAGTCGTTGGTCGGCTCAGTGCTGCCGGTGACAGTGCCGATCACCATGTCCTCAGTGATCTCGAAGTCATACGGGCCGTAGTACGCGCCCGCCTGAAGCATCCAGCGACCACCAACACGGATCAGGTGGCCACCGCAGGCCGCTTCAAGCTTCTGCAGCACTCCCGTGCGCTGCTCGTCCGCTCCGATCACGCAGCCACTGCGATAGCGCTGACTGGTCGAGCCATCGGCATTGGTCAGGGCCTCGTCGCACACGTTGGCAGCACTGGCGAAGGTTTCGAACACGATCTCGTCGTCCGGTACGCCGCAACGCGCGCGCAGGAACCAGAGCAGGTGTAACGCGGTATTGGCGCTGTAAACCGCGGTACCGGTGCGCGGGTCGTACACGTCGTTGCGGCCGCGCACCACGAAACGGGTATCCGGAATGCCTGACGGGAATTTCTCTGCGCTGTATTGCAGCGATACCCGAACGAACGACAGGCCTCGGCCGATCTGACTGTCCTTCCAGTCTGGGCAGTTGGCCTTCAGGAAAGCGTTCACCTGAGTCGGATTGACCACCAGCTCATACGTCGCATGCGCGCCGTAGCTGCCGATCTCTTCCTCGCCCAGATAGATGTTCTCAAGTGCGGTGATCGGGCCTTCGCACAACACGTACACCAGGTGCAGCCACTCTCCCTCACCCTGCGCACCGGCCTGCTCCTGCGCCCAGACCAGCACGCCACCGGTGGAAACGCGGCCGAGGATGAAACGGACCGGCGCCTTCGACGACCGAACAGTCTGCGCCGACGGCTCGTTGTCGCGCAGTGGCGACTTGGTGTTGAGCTTTTCTTGCTGCTCCGATGCGTAAAAGGCCAGAGCAGCGCCAGCGACCGCGCCCCACGGGCCACCCTGGGCAAAACCAACAACCGCACCGACTACAACCGAGGCAAGTTTTCTGACGCCGCCGCTCATTCAACCCTCCACGCGGCCAGTGGCTCGCATACGACACGGGCTGCGCCGTCGTCGGTTGTTGCCCAATAATCGCCAGCCCAGAAAACAGCCATGCTTCGGCCGCCGGGGGCGTCGTACAGCACCACGTCACCGCGCTGGATGAACGTCAGCGGTACCCTTGCAAAATGGGCATCCCATGCAGCCTCAAGGCTGCCGTGCTGCTTTTTCAGCTGCCGCTTGGCGCCGGTTTCCGTTGTGTATTTGCCGCGGTAGTTCTCGGCCGGATCGACGCCACAAATCGCTGCCGTGCAGTCGGCAGCGAACAGGCAGCAGTCAAATTCGCCCCATGAAAAAGGCCGCTCTTGGGCGGCCTTGATCACGTCGTTCAGACGGGTTGTCCAGTCTCGGTAGCGCATGGCTAACTTCCATAGGTGAATGTCGGTGCGTCCTTCTTCGAGCCCCAGTAAATGGGCCACTCGGACATCTGCGCGATGGCGTAGAAGAACCGGTCGCCGTCGTGGCGTGCGCGGTGGTTTTCGTCGGTGAAGCGCTCGGTGCCGGTGCGGCTCCACTCGGCCATCCGGTCAACTACGGGCACAGTGATGCTGTTGCCGTCCTGGCCGTTGCCGGCGAACGAGAACTTGGCTGCATCCATTCGGCCGGAAAACAGGATGTCCGCCGCGTAGTTGCCAGCCTCGTCGAACACCACGAACATGACCTTGGCCATCCGGCCGCGACAGCCGCGCACGTTCGTCTCGGAGAGGATGTAGGCATCCAGGCCGCTGAGGGTCAGCTCGACCGACATCGGCGAACCGGAGTTGTCGCTTTCCTGCGACTGGCTGACCTGTCCGAAATTGCCAACCCCCTGATATGTAATGCCGTCAACCACCAGGTCGCCGGTCCCGGTATGCGCGAAGACCATGCCGTCGACGAAGTCGAGCTGCACCGCGTACACCGGCATGAATCGGCCTGTGGCAATGATGTTCACCACGCTCTGACTGAACGGGAATGCTGAGGGCATCAGAAGGCCTCCCTGAATTGATAACTGCCGTTCGCGACCACGGGGCGCACGGACATGGACCAGGTGTCAGAGGTCATCCGCATTTCGGAGTACGGGTTGAGGTACTCCACAGCGGTACCGGCCGTGAGCGTCTTGCGGATCCGCTTGTTGAGCAGCACGGTCACCCTGCCCTGCGCATTGGCTGATGCAGGATCTGTGACTTCGAACATCTCGCCGGCGATGGTGATGTAGTCGCCAGCGCTGAAAGCCGGGGCGTTCGCCGTTGCGCCGCCGATGACCATCGATCGCGCCTGAGCGTTACCGGTGACCACCGTCAGTGCGCCAACGCTGTTCGTCCTGCGCCTGGTGAAGGCCGGAAGGTTGAAGGTGCCCATCATGCCGTCGAGCCGCCCGAGGAACGCCGACAGCTCGCGCTCCTGGCCCCTCGTCAATAGTCCGAAGGTCAGCGTGCACTGCCAGTAGGCGCCCGGGTAGCCGATGATTTGCTGGGCGTTCGAAAGTGTCGACGTGAACGCCCTGCTGTTGTTGACGATGCCCCACGTCATTTCTGACGGGCGCAGCGAAGCCGGCCACGTGAGAGCCATGCGGTACTCCTTGGAGAAACGGGTTAAGGCTTGCGGATCTTGCTTAAGGAGCCGCCCGGTCCCAGCACCTCAGAAAATGATTGCTCGTAACCGGCGCGCATATTGCGAGTGCAAATTTCAATGAGCTCACCGATATCTGGGCCGACCTCATCGCCGCAGTGCAGAACGGCCGTGATTCGGCCCACGATCTCAGCGTGCAGTTTCATGCGCTCACGCCAAAGGTGAGGAGACGAGTCTTGGTCTATCCCCTTGAATATCACCGGTGATATAGCCTTGGTGATCACATCCAGCAGCTCGGGTACATCCAGATCGGAAACTTTCATCGATTTCTCCTTATCAGTTGCATTGCCGGCCCGTTCTGTTTGAGGTCACGCAGCATCATTTCGTACGCCCCTTTCATGCCGCGATTCGCGCCATCATCTGCAGCCTGCTTCAGC